ATGGTCTTCTGAACATTTTATAATAGTTTCGCCTTTTTTCATAGTAACATTTTTAGCCATTATGCACTCCCTCTAGTAAATTCATAAACAACCCTTGCTGTTATTCTTACACCACCATAAGGATAAATAGTTCCCTCGTCTGATGATGCTTCTATTATTTGGGTATCTATTGCATTACCATTTCTAGTTATATCATTATCTAAAGTTTCTTCAACAACTTCTATAATTTGATTTCTAACAGTATCTATATTTGTTGTTGTGCCTTTACCAAAAGCAACTATTAAAAAATCTATTGTACCTCGATATGTTCCTGCTCCAGTATCGCCTATGCTTAATACTTCCCTTGTTTCATCACCACTTTGTATAAACATTGCAGGAAACTGGGCATCACTTAATTCTTCAACTTCAAAAGGTTCTCTAGTAATCTTTTTAAACTCAATAGGACTTGTTACAGCATCAAGTTTTGTGATTATATCACTAGCTATGTTTTCTCTTTTGCTCATAATTTCATTTCTTTAAAATAAAAATTTTGAAATTCTTTAATTATTTTATCTTCTTCTTTGTTACCTATAGCAAAAAAAGGTCTTGTTGTCTTTCTTTTGCCTACTCCAAAACTATCGTGATAACTTGCAATCTTTTCTCTTTCCTTATTAGCAAAAAATAATGTGCTTTTTAAACCACCAGTTTTAAAGTCTAAACTTCTAAACATTTTACCAGTATCTGTTAAATCAACAAAACCAGTTTGTCTACCTCGCTTTTTTCGGCTTCTCACAGTAGATGGAGCATATGACCTCATATTACCCCCATCTGGTAGTTTACCTGCTTGTGTTCGCTTTGTAATCATCAATATAGCCATGTTTGAAACTCTATTAAGTGATTTGGTTATTACTGCCTTTTGTTTTCTACTAATTTTCTTTAGTAGATTAGTTATTTCTATAGAATTTACGTTAACTTTTACATCAACTGACATTATCTAACTAACCTTAACTGATGTAATGATTCTTTTTCACTATCTGAAACAGTACCACCACCATCTTCATCATATTCAACACCATCTCTAAGAATAGCTTGAAATTCTTCTTCATATCTATCTCTATAGAAATCTATTTGAACTTGGAATGTGTCTTTGCCCTCGCCAGTATCTGGGTCTTTCCATTTAGTTAGAATTGGATAAGCATATTTCCATAAAGCTAAATAAACTACTGATTGTGTCCATTGTGAGTTTGTTAGCTTGCTATTAGTCATTTCAACTGATGTTACTTTGGTAATATCCTTATATCTGACTTGATGCCTATATCTTTCCCACCATTCTTCACGAACTCGTCTTAAAACATCATTTTCAGCAAATTGTAATTGATCGCCAAAATCGGTAATGCCAAAACCTAATATATCTGGTTGTATCTTTTGTAAATCGGTATTAGCAACTGCAAATTCAGATGTAGCCATTTACTTACCCTTTTTTTTAGATTTTTTATGTTTTGCACTTTTGTTGTTAAAAGAATCTACATCAATAATTGATTCTTCTTTTTTCCATTCATTATCTATTTTTGGTTCTGGTGTAGGCTCTACTTTAGGCTCAACATATAAAGACCAACCTCTTTTTGCCCATAATTTTTCATTTGGCTCATATTGTATTTTTAATCTTTCAATAATATCGCCTTTTTTATTTGATAGCTTTACAGTTTCCATCTTAAATCCCTTTAATAAAAGGGGTGGATTGACCACCCCATATATTATTAATTATTAAAGTGCAGAGTCTGCAGTTAATTTAACACCATAGCTATCGTGTAGTTCTCCTACACCATATACTGCTGTTGCTACAATTTCATCTGCTCTCAAACTTGCATCTCTTTGACTTTCAATCTTTAGGTCTTGCATCATAGCCATACCTAAAGCATCTTGAGAAAAGATTGCACCGATTGAATCATCTGAACCATCTACAGAAATATTTGAAGATTCAAAGACTTGGACACCTGCGATTTGACCTACAAATCCTGCTCTAAGTGCTTCGTTACCTAAATCTGGCATATTACCTGCACTACCAACAAATGTATTTGTTAGTTGTTTTTTGATTTGATACATGACCTTTGGGTGAAATACACCATAATAAGGTGCAGGAACATTTGCAGTCTTTAGTTTTGCAACTGCTTTGAACATTTCATCAATGGTAAGTTCGCCACCTGCAGAACCTTGACCCTCTGAAAAGCCAGTAAATAAAGCTGACAAATCTGTATCAACTTTTTTTGCGATTGCTTCACCAAATAACCTACCAATATCTCCTGCAACATTTCTTGATGCTGAATTTCTTGCTAAGTCTGTTAGTGTTGTCATAATACCAACTTCAGATGCTGTAATAGTAACTGAACTTGGGTTTATAGCTGTGTTTGAAAGGTCTGATGCTTCACTTACTGCTGATGCTGATACTACTCCATAAATCGGTACTTCTACTGATTTACCACCACCTACAATAGTGTAGTTTCTGACAAGGTTTCTCATTATTGATTGCTCATTTGCAACGAATAATGCTTCTGCAACTATCTCGGTGTATAGTTCCGAAATGGTTGAACTGGTTGTTTCACCTGACATATTTTAACTCCTTATAAATTTAATGTCATTTAATTGTTCAAAACAATCGTACTAGGTTTGGAATTTCTAATTTTTCTGTATTCAGAATATTTTTTCCTATCCGTTGGATTGTTCATATCTAAATCACTCAAATTTAAAGGTTTGTTGAGTTCTGACCTATCCACATTTGACACCGAGCCAGAACCACTAGGGGTAGCACTAACGAAGTGAGGGTTTTGTGTTAAGAACTCTTGAACCAATTCGTCTGTGGATAAAAGTTCACCCATTTTGTTATATCTTGCTAATCCAGATTTATCAAGTATTTCTACATTCCCTGATTCATTTAACTTAATATCGCTTTTTAAAAGTTCTACAACTTGGTCTGGATTAATAGCTTTATTCCTTGATGCTGATGATAATAAAGACTTGTTTATCTTAATATCTTTTAGCTGATTTTCTAAGTTTGTTTTTTCTTTATTAAACTCTTGAGTTCTTGTTTTAAGTATTTCCTCAAACTCACCCTTTTGAATTCTTTGCTTTTCTTCTAGGTCTTTTTGTGTCTTTACAGCATTTACAGCAATATCTAAATCTTCAACGCCCAGTTTCTTATACATAGACCCCCTTTCTTTGGCTAATCGTCTTTCAACAATGTTATTAACCTCATCTTGGGTAAATGTATTGGTTGGCTGTTCTTGTACTTGTGGTGCTTCTTCTTGAGTTTCAGCAGTTTGTTCTACTTGATTTTCTTCCATTTAAACCTCCATATTGGTAGTATCTTTATAGCATCTTCTTCTTTAATTTTCAACTAATCGTCATCTTCTGGTTCTAACCAATTATTATGACCCTCTTTCTCTGCTATCTCTGGCAATCTTAAAAACATTCTTTCATCATAACTAGCAAAATATAAAAATTCTTCATCATTTATTTGCCTACCTATTTCTCTAAATCTTTTATAATCTTTAACTGTGATAATTTTTTTTTCGACAATATCACCTGCTTCACCAATTATTTCTCTCATTTTAACACCTCATCTTCTAAAAATTGAATAAATTTTGGGTCTACAAGTTGTTCTTTACCCATATGATATAAGCTAAAATTTTCTGCAAACCATTCTTGAACGTCTTGAGTTGAATACCTTGTTGCACCCTTTTTGTAATACATACCCTCATCAAAAACTTTATTAGTTAATTTTTCTTCTATTGGTGGTTGTTCATATAATGGAATACGTTTAGGTCTATTTTTTAATTGATGTACTGTATGTGCAAATTCGTGATAAAGAACATTTCTAAATTTATCAAATTCATCATCAAAATAATAAAAAGCATTATGTGGTCTTACCCAAGTATCTGGTTTTTTCTTTCTTTCTTTAGTTACACTATCTCCAATTTTAAACTTTTTCCCCAAGTCGGCTTCTCTTTGATAGTAACCTTTACCAGTAAAAGCATTTCTAAATACTTCTGTGTCTCTATCCACATTGTTTTTATTAAAATACTTTGGGTTTATTTTTAAATTCCCATCACCCATTGACATTAATGCTCTACCCTTTGCAGTAACAGTAATAGACCTTAATTTTGGAACATTATATAATTCTGCTAATTCATCTAATTCTTGCATAACTGCATTTAATTGACTTGCTATTTCATTTTCTAGTTTTTCAACCCCAGTAACCTTACCAACATTTGTTTCATTAAATCTTGAATTTCCTACTGGTGGGTATCTATCATCTTTTGCATTTCTAGTAATTTGTTTTTGTAATTGGCTTGATATTAAACCACTATCCACAAAATTAAGTTCTTGAGAAGTTAAGGGGTTTTTTAATGATGACCTTTGACCTCTTCTTATTAACTCTGGTTCACTTTCCTCAACTACTGGTTCATCTGGCACTTCATCTACTGTTTCTTCACCCCATGCAGGGTCTGTGGGTATCCAAGTATGTCTACATCTATAACCACCCCTGACAATAAAAGGGTCTCCAGTTGACTTTCCCTGCCATGACCTAGTGTTCCACATATCCCTAATTTGTTCTTCTGTAAGTGTCTTATTCAGCATATTCACACAGAATTCACGACTATCTCTTACTAATGTACCAGTATATGTAAAATGATTTAATCCTGCTTCTTTTGCTTTTGCTACTGTAAACTGCCCATGAAACTGCATAACACTGTCGTGAGCAATCTGACTGGCATAACGTCTTAGATTGTTTCCTGCCCTATCACTCGCATATTGAGTGTGCAATTTCCTTACTGCATCTTCTACTTGTGCTTTTTTTGCACTATCAAATTTATTCTCGTTAACAAAATCAACTAATTCATTTATCTCACGAGTATTTGAGGATTTATAAACTCCATTGATATGTGATTTGATATTACTAACCATATCGTTAAATGGTCTACCTGCTATTGTACTTTGGTAAACCTCATCATTAATCACCTTTAGAAATCGTTCTGCTATATCTTCAAAGCCACTAAATGACTGGGTTTTCAAGGCATTGATGGTTGCTAAATCTACATCTGTTAGGTTTTTAAACTTTGCAGGAATTGGCATTTTCCCAAAAGTATCTAATGTTTCTTTTGCTATTTTATTATAATCATCATTAATTATTAGATCAGCTTCATTCAAAAATGTGGATTCAATTATGGTTCTTAGTCTGGGTTGTAACTGGATAGCTAATCTTTGAGAAACTAAGTTACCTTTTGTGGCTCTGGTAATTTCATTAACTACATCATTTTCTAACTTATATAATACGTTTATTATACGTTCTTCATGCTGATCGGCTAATTTTTCTAAAATTCTTGACATATTTTATAATGGAAAGTTCTTTTTCCACGCCCTTATTGACCAGTAAGCAGGTGAAAGTGTCTTTTGCCCTTTAACTTCTTTTAAAACCCCACCCATTCTAGCTAAAAAAGACTTTTGTCTTGCAGGTATGTTTTTCTTTATGGTCATTCCCCTAGCACCAAATGTAACCTTTTTAACATTACCAGTAGATTTATTCTTTACATAAACACCAAACTTTTTTCTTTTAGATTCTGTTGCTGACAATCTAAATGGTTTATTTAATGCTACGTTTCTACCTCTATATAATGCCATACTAAGTCCTTGTTTTTACTAGGGTTTTCCCAGGATTATTACCTATCATTTAATCTTTCGTTAACTATTGCCTTACATACTGGGCATTTATAAACATCTTTCAAAACCTCTATTAGAAACACCTTACAAATAATACATATTTTTTTAGGCTTCTCCATAACATCAGCATCATTTTCTTTTACGCTTACTGGCTCTTGATATTATATCTTTATCAAAAGAACCAGACCTGCCACGACTAATTAGCTTGTTTACTCTTGCCATTGCCCATGCTGACATAGGTATTCTAGGTCTTGAACCAGATGAAAGAAATGCACCTTGACCTCTACGAAAACTAGCTTTTAAATCTGCTAAATTAAATAACTTAGATTTTTTGGCTTTTGCTCTAAGTGTTGCAATAGTTCTTGCTGATAAAGGTTTCCTTTTTACTGCCATTAAGACTTATTCCTTTTCTTTAATAGTGACATTGGTATTCTTGCACCTGCCTTATACAAAGAACTAATCTGCTTTAATAAGGTTGCTCTAGCATTTCTTTTTGCACCTTTTAAACCAGATAGATATTTTTTAGGTATCTTAGTCTTTTTATCTTTAGGAACTTTCCTCGCCAACTGTTTGACCCTCTACTTCGGTTGTTTGGAATTGACCTCTAACAGTTCTAACAGCATCTATTTCTTCATTAATAGTTTTCATAGTTTCGTTATCATCTATTACTGCTTCTGCTATTTGTTTATCTATTTCTTTGTTAAAAGTTTCTGATTTTATGCCAGATGCTTTAGCCATTTGTAAATATTGCAGGTCATTCGCCCAATCTCTAATATCAAAAGTGTCTGGATAATTAACTGAACCATTCCATTGTTTATCTAACCATTTAGCAAATAAACCCCAGATTTGTTCTTCTGCATTTTCTAAATAATCGGCTTTTTCTGATAATCTAGCATTTAAAAGTTGAAATTCTGTTTGTAAGGCAATTCCACTAGCTATTTGTGTACCAGTTGCCCTAACAGAACCCATATGGGTAATTCTATCAATAGCATCAACTTTATTTTGTATGCACTTCATTATTCCATCTAGGTTTTGACCACTAGGTTGGATTATATAAGGCTTTAAAGATGAATCTAAATCTTCTGGTATTTCTATTATAGCACCTGCACCTGCACTAGCTTCAACATTAGGCGTTTTAACTAAACTAGGGTGGTTAGCTAATCTGATTAATTGTTCTTTCTCGGAATAATCATTATAAATAGATTGTTGAAGAAAGGCTACGTCTGATAAATCACTTATACCAATAGGTCGTTTATTACCTCGCAAATTATAAACATTAACAGCAGGAATAGTTCCTATTGGGTTAGGTATTTCTTCAATTAGCTTGACTTCACCCTCTGATGTTGGTTGATCGTATTCTTCTACTGAATATGTGCTTATAGTTTCTTCTGTGAATACTTTGATTATGGCTCTTTCAGAATTTATATCTTCAACAAGTACCAACAAATCTAAATAAAATCTTCCACTAGCTGATCTAGCATAATTCCAATTTACTATGTTTTCTGGTGTATATATTGAAATATAAGGTCTAATATCTTGAGCAAGTTCTTCTGCTCTAGTCTTTGCATTAGATTGTGGCTTATCAACTACAACCCAACAGTTACCATAAATACTAGCATTCATCTGGACTTCTCGCATGACTGAATCAAATGACCTACCATCTAAATCAGCATCTTGAATAAATGAAGTTAATTGTGGCTCATTATCTAAATCACCATAATCTCTTGATGGTGGTACTCTCCATAAGAAACTGGTGTATATCTGGACTACGTTTTTACAATGGTTGTCTAGGGGTGTATGCCTTACTCTTTGGTCATATTCCTCTGGCGATTCTAAAACATATCTGTGTAAGTAATAACCATTTTTATAATCATTACCACCTAAATAGCTTCTTATATAAAACTCCCAATTACTTATATTTGAGTGCCATAAATCGTGTTTTTGTGTAAGTGTTTCCCTATTCATTAACTCCACCTCTTAGTTGGACTAGGTGCAAAATTACGTCTTAGTGGGAAATTAAACTCTATTAAATAGCCAAGAGCATCATTCATATGGTCATACCCACTATCTTTATCAGGTACATGTGTTCCCTCTTTGTATATTTGTCTTTCTATGCTTTTAATAACATTTTTGCAAGATTTAACAATAAACAGACTATTTTTCCCATTAACATTTTTTAATTTTGCATTAACTGCATTAATTCTATCCCTAATTAAAGGTGCTGTATTTTTACATTTTACATCAAATCCTGCATTTTTCAAGATACTTAAATCGGTAAATCCCCCTGCTGATGTTTTTCTTTGTCTAGCACTAGGGTCTGGGTAGACAACTATTTGTTTATTTTTATATCTATTCCTTATTTCTTCACACATTTCTTGGGTATTTGAGGAATAAATTTGTATCTCATCAACGACTATAATTTTCTCATTAATTATAACACAAACTACAGCACTCATAGGGTCTACGTTAAAGTCTAAACCTATGTGTAAAACTGCTGTTTCTTTTTGGTATTTTTCAATAATATTACTTTCTCTACTAAAATTATAATAAATCATTCCAGAATAATTAACAAATGTGGCTTCATATTCTTGTTGAAATGTTCTTATATCTAAATCTTGTTTTGCTTGTTCAACTTCGTCTTGATCTACATTACCACCCTCAATAGTAGTATATTTAAAACTTGCCCATTCTTTATTAGTTTCACCTTGCTTAAATAGTTCATATGACCAGTTTCCAAACCCTCTTGGACTTCCACAGAATAAAGCATGACCTTTTGTATCTGATAATGTAGGTCTTAAAACCTCAAACCATGCTTCTTTATTAACGTCTGCAAACTCATCAATACATAAGAAATTCAAACCAACACCTCTTAGTGATTGCTCGTTATCACTTCCCCTAAGTGTAATAGTTGAATTGTTTTTAAGGGTAATAGTCAAATCACTATGGTTTATGTTCTTAACCCATTTATGATATATCATTTTTTCTTTTAATACATTCCAACATATAGCTTTAGCTTGTCTATAAGTTGGTGCAACATACCAAACTCTTTGATTAGGTTTACTGGCAAACTTTGCTAATTCATTAATCGCTAGAAATGTTTTACCAAATCTTCTACCAGTAATAAGAACCCTAAACCTTGCTTCGTTACTTATTACTTTCTTTTGAGGTTTGGTTAATGCCATTAATCTGATGACCAGACTAAAGGTTCTTCTAATTCATTTTGCTCTATCTTATCTTGTTGACCTAACATATTCTTTCCCAGAAAGATTTGCATTGTAACATTGCCACTTTCAGCAGATGCCCATTGCAGTTGTCTTAGTCTTATTTTTACGTCAACTTTCCCTTTTCTAAGAAATTCCGAATAACTCTTTTCTAAAAGGTCTGCTGAACAACCAAAAAAGTCTGCTATTTCTTTATTTGTACACCCATAAGATGCTAACTTAACAACTTCTTTAGTATCGATATTATATTTCTTTGGTCTTGCCATTCCTATTTACCCCATAGTTAGGTAATTAAGATTTATATAATTATTTCTAAAAAAGCTACATATTTTTATATTTTATACATTTTAGGCTTGATTTAAGAGCCATAGAGCAGGGGTTAACTTACCCTATGGTATGATTGCACCTCTTAAATTAATCTAAACTCCCTACAAACTTCGCATTAGCATAATCGTAATTTCTATTTTTAGCAGTAACTCCAGATGGTTGCACTTCTAAATCTTTATCTTGATCGAACTTTACACCCAAATAATAATCCATATAACCAATAAACTTATAAGAACCCTCTTTGTCTTTATCTGATAGTTCTTTGGGTACATCTTCAAATTTACCCTCATCTTCTGTTTTAGGTCGTTTGTTTTTATTTTTAAATTCCCTAAAAAGTTTTTTTAAATCATAATAACTGTTTTTGACTTCGCTGTTTACATACATTTTCAATCTCCAAGATCATATTCTTTAATTAACTCTAGCAATTTTAAACCATCATCAAAACCTTTTTTATAATAAGCTGATGAATTATTTCTAGGGTCTGGCTTTTGATTTAATATGCCATCATAAATACCATCTTTGTAAAAAGCTAAATATGTTTGTCGTTTCTTTTCTAATGGATTTCTAATATCTATTACATTCATATTAATCTCCGTATAAAACACTTTTGACAAGTGGACTCATTTTATGTTCTAATTTTTTTCGCATTTCTTCTAAATCACTAATTGCATCATTAAGACAATCTAATTGTGTAACTTCTGGCATTTCTTTAAATGCAGATTGTGGTTTTGCTACTGCTTGTTCTGATGTTTCTTGATAGTTTATAGAAATTATTTTAATCATATCCAACTCCCCATATCTAAATAAATTACTGCTTCTTCTCTACTAAATACACCCTCATTAATGGCTCTTTGAACGTCATAGGGGTGTTGTTTTGCATATTTGTGTACAAAGGCACTACCCTTTTTGTTATCAACTGCTTCTTTAAAAACTTTTAACCTCATAGAATATTGATCTGTTTTGAGTTCTTCTTTTTTAGTTGGTTTTTCATCTTCATACTTTTTAGCTGATAACCAGAAAGCAGGTTGTTTAGCAAATTGTTTATCCTCAACAGAATTATAATATTTATTATACATATCTGCTAGTTCTTCTGGTTTTTCTATCCACTCTTGCTCTAGCTTGACAAAGTTCTTTTCAGCTATGCCCTTACTCACTTTATTGGAAACCTTATTCCAGAACTTATGAAAAAAGGGATTATAACTTATTTTAGTGGTTTTAGTAGTGGTAGGGGTAGTGGTAGGGGTAGGAGGGGTTTCATCTAGGTTAGCGTTAGGTTTTACTCTAGGTTCTATGCTAGGTTTTTTTGGTCTACCACCTAACTTGCCATTTTCCTTAGATGCTTCCATTCTTCTTGTAATAAATAGATACTCTTGTAACTGTCTTTCATTCTGGAAATGTTCACCAACTTGGATAAAAAATTGTTCTAAAATTTTATGACAACTTTCTTTTTCACTTTCTGTAAAACAACTGGCTATCCTATAGTATTTAGTATTGTCGCATGGTATTCCAGAACATCTTTTGTTCCAGTTATAACAAAGCAATCTAATATATATGCCTATTTCCTCATTTGTTAAGGCTTGAGTACCTGCAATGAAATCTTCTGTGAAAAGATACCATGCTTTTAATTTTTCTCTAGGTTTTGAATTTTCGTCTATAAACATTTTTGATCTCCAAATCTATTTAGTTTATTGTAACCCCTCTAGGCAAAAACCTAAAGGGATTTTTTGGTTTAATATCCCCAGACTTCTTTTCTGGCATTTAAAACAGTTTCTTCTTTCCAAATCCAATTATCAGGGTTCGGTATCAAAGAGTTTTTAATGTCATCTGGACTATTAACAGTTTTTAAGTAATTACCCATCACTTCAACTATGTGTTCACATATTTTCATAGGCATAACATAATCATCTAATGTCATTGCAATATATTCAGCATCTTTAGTTTTAGTTGGGGTTTTAAGATACCATAATATCTGCTTAGCATTAGTTGCCTTTTGATAAATAGCTTGTTGCATAGCATGGGAAATACTTATCTTTTGAGGTAAAAGTTTAGATGTTTTCAAATCAATAAAAAAATCTTCTTTAGTATTTTTATCTTCAAAATGAAAATCGGTATAACCTATGAATGGAATACCTTTTATATCTAATTCTACCTTTTTTTGATAGTTCAATAAAGTCCACCTATAAGCATATTCTTGAAAGGTTTTAGTACCTAATTCTAATAGTGGAACTAGGTTTGCCCTTTCATCATCTATTTTAGGGTCATTTATTTCTAAACAATTAGCATCATATTCAGCTATCATCTTTTCACTAGCTTCTTCAATAGGTATTCCATTTAGAAACATATTGATACCAGATTCAACAACTTGCCCTCTAATAGCAGGTGCAGATGTTGGAAATTGATAGCCAAATATTCGCCTTAATGCCCACCTTTCACGATAAAAAGCAAATTCATTAAGATGACTAAATGACAATGGAAGTAAACCTTTCCCATAATTATCAAACTTTTTAAAATGCTCTATCATATTTTGTCAATCCACTCTTGAAGATGTTTTTTATTTTCAAGAACTTGTAGTTTTAAATCAAAACATTGATCGTGAACATTGCTAGTCCTGCCAAACTTAATAATATATTCATTTAGAGCAAAAACTAGTTTATCCATAACACCTATATCGGCTAAATGTTTAAACATTGCAGTTTCTTTTTCTTTGTCCTGCTCTAATTCTCTTTGGTTTAATTCTTCCTCAAGATTATATTTATCCGACATTAATCTTTCTCCTTTAACAATGTACTGCTTAACAAAGTATATTCAGCGAAAGTTTTGCCATTTTCGGTGATGTTATTTGTGATTATATTATAACCTTGATCTCGTAAATCATAAATTCTGGCACTTAATCTGGTGCATCTAAATTTATGAATACATTCCCAAGAAGTTATTGTGTTACCTTTTTTAAGGTACTCTAAGATTGCTTGTGTTTGTGACATGATAATCCTTTCTATAAATTATGTTTTGCCATTTCCCTTTCATTAACCACCTTAGTTCTTAGGTCATCACGAAAGGCTTTAAAGGACTCAAATCTAATTTTAGCTTGATTCCTCTTTTTTAAGGTCATTTCGTATCTATCAAAATAATCCTTAAACTTTGTGTCCGAATAAATTAAACCATTTAATTCGGTTATATTTTTGTAACCACCTTGCCTGCTGAAGTAAACTGTTAATTCTGCAACAATCATTTTTTCTTCTTTTTTCATTAATTCTACAGCAGTATCTAAATCAGCAAATGTAATTCCTAGTTCTTCCTGCTGATAAGATAGCTTGTTTGGTTCAAAATCTACTAAATAAATATCACTCATTAGAATGGTATCTCATCATTTAGGTCTGGATTTGGAATATTATTAGTTTGTGCATTTACTGGTTTTGCACCAAATGAAAAGCTATTAACCTTTAAGCTAAGAATGGTTTTGTTTACACCATCTTTTTCATATTCTCTTGTGGATAACTCGCCATTTACGAATATTTGCTGACCTTTTAAAAGATACTTAACTGCTCCCTCACCTTGCTTTCCCCAGATGGCACAATCTACCCATAAAGTCTTTTTATTATCTCCATAACCAACATTAGTTCCTATAGAAAAATTACAAACATTATATCCACTTACTTCTTTTAATTCGGCATCTTTTGCAAGTCTGCCATCAAAATTACAATTATTCATTTTAACTCCCTTTTATTCTTCACTTATGCTTATGACTTCTAGTTCATTATGCAGGGTTTGATAATTTCGCCTTGTAGCAATATTTTTCCACCTTTTTTCTGCTTCCTCATAATTCTTAGCTTTTATATTAACATTGTAATATTTGGTTTCTTTACAATGGATAACAAAGTTACTTAATTTAATTTCATTTTTTATTTTCATATAAATCACCCCACTCTTTATTATAAATTCTTTCTTTTAACTTTTCTATCCATTCCTTGTTTATAGACTTATCTTTGTGTGCCAAATCATGGCATGACCTACAAACTGGGAATAAATTATCAATCCTATTTAATCGGTTGTTTTTAACCCCACCCATGCCTTTTGGTATAAGGTGGTGTATATCTACAGCTTGTTGCCTAAAGCAACCCCAACAGATGGGAATATCGTCTGCATGATACCCCCAAAAGTCGGCAAATAGTTTTTTATAATTTTTTGAGGTTTTCATTAAAAGCACTTACTGCATTTTTGGTTAATTTTTCAATATCCTCAACACTAAAATGCCCAGAACCCATTGACCTACCAACAATACCAGTTACAAAAATATCTAATCTTTGTGTATCGCCTTTATTGAACCCATTTGCAGGTGGTGTAAAGTTTGAATTGTTTACAACATTACCTAAAGTTTGAGGTGCATTATTTTGTTGAACATTATTATCAGCAATTTGAACATCTTTTACGTTAGTATATTGATTGCCATTTGCTGACGTTTTAACATTCATTATAGTGTAGTTGATAGCATCACCAGACTTTGGCATAGGGTTCATAACTACACCCCTATAGTACAATCTAGTTCCATCAATTAGATTTATTGAATAGTTGGGAACACCATCTTTAGTATTATCATAAATTTTATCTATTATATTAGCCATTTTATCCTCTATTATTTATTTATTACATTATAGCCACGACCCTCAAGACATCTATTAACAAAGTCTGTGCGAGTATTTAACTTTGGACTTAACCATAAAACTTTCCATCTAAGGTTATTATAAATGGTTTTACCTATATCCCAACCTGCATTGGTTTGATCTTCAACTAGGCTTTTACAAGTAAAATAGTCATCATGGAATCTGTTCATATCGCCTTTGATATTTGCAGATGATTTTCCCCTGCTATCTACTATTGGCATTGTAGAACACCCCCCTATAGATACTAGAACGAAAATTATTGAAATTGTTTTATACATTTTTGATCTCCAAATCATTTATAAACCTACATTATTTTATTGGTTTATACAACTTATTTAGTGTAATAACCATTAACAGTTCTTATAGCTTTTTTAACTTCTCTTTGTTCCCAATAAGAATATCTGGTATCTCCAATATCGTTAACTACACCTTTTTGCATAGTCATAATGTGTCTGGGTATACAAACTATAATATTATCTAAATGTGTAAGTTGATCTAATTTAGTTCTTTCTTTAGAACCAAACTTTACTAAAGAAATATATTTCCACCCATTATCTAATAAATATTTGTGATAAATTTCTTTATAAATTCCATTTCTAGGTGATAAACCATTAGACCTGCTTTTCATTTGTCTAGCTATTTTAGTTTTTTTAGTTTCACTATATAGCTTATTGCGAATAAAAAACTGGTCATAAATAGTCATATAATCTTCACCAGTAGCTATAGCGATTGCTCTAGTAACACAATCACCAGTTTCACCTTTAAAATATTTTGACCTACCACCATCATTAAATTTATATTTTAGTTCCATTCTGATCTCCTACAAAAAAAACATTAATAAACAGAAACCTATAGTTCCAAAAACCATAAATTCCAAAAGATAAACACCATAATTTTTTAGAAAATTAATCATTATCCTACCTGCCTAATCATAACAATTTTATCTGGGTGTAAATTGTAATCTATATATGTTTGCTCTTTAACTTCATATTTTTCACAATATGTGTCTGGATAGTCATTAGTATCAACAGTTTTTAAAACACTTTTAGTTTTAACACCTTTGCCATTATTCCAGACAAACCAAGATATTTTCCAAGTTCTTTTCATTATTTTACCCCTTTTAATTTTTCTAATACTAATTTGTTTAAATTATATCTAACTGAATAATAAAGGTTTAGTTCTCCTTTATCTCCATTCTTTTCTAACTCTTTTTTATTTAATTCTCTGGTTGCAACCACTATTTCATTATACTCCTTAACAACCCCATAGTATTGAGCCACAGACATATTCAGAACCCTAACAGTATAGAGTTCTGTATTTCCAATTTTAGGTAGTTTATTCATTAGTTTGCTCCTTTAATCTAGTAAATAGCTTTGAGCCAAAACCAATATAATGATCTATTGCACAAGTTTCTTCACCATCTCGGTGCATTGAAGTAGCTTTAGTTGTTAAATGCTCTCCAAAGCTATCTAATGCTTCATAAACGTATTTTAATTCTTCTTTTGAAAGTTCTATTTTCATTAGTTTACCCCCTTAATCTTAGTTAAATGTGTTTCATAAATAATATTATCTTCATCACCAACATTCTTATGTGCTTTTATTTCAGCAGTACAATAAACAGTATCGCCAACATTTAACGTCCACATAAATTTAGATTGGCTAAAAGAAATAAATACATTGTGATCTGCATCAATAAATTTAGTGCAAAGCGACCTACCAAAACGACCATCAAAAGTAAAACTATCGGTAACACCTAATGTAAGTTTTTTTGTTTCGCCTACATTGGCAACCTTTTCACTTAAAGGATATTCTATTTCTGGCTTTGTGGTTTCTTGAACTATTGGCTCTACTTTTTTATCAGCAGTTCCATCTCTAGTTATTTCTTCTAATTCCCATTTGTGAGGAATATGTAACTTTGAATTTGTATCTTTGTGGGTTTCATAAAGACACTTAGCAACTATAACTGCTTTATCATAATCTGTAGAGAGATTAGTAATGTGAATGGTTTTTTCATACATTCCATAAGATGAATACTCGTCAAACGTATGGTAAAGGCAAAACATCTTATTATCACGACCACTATTTATTGTGTAAATGCTTTTCATATTGATCTCCAATTATTATTATTATTTATTTATTAATTAACCTAGCTTAAACTCTAGGTTTATATATGTCAAGCCCTAAATGCATTTTTTTTAATTATTTTCAAACTATTGTTTTATTTGGGTTTATTTGATACTATCTGATAGAAAGTAATTATACTCTGATCTCCAATCGTAGTATAAATAAGGGGTAAAGATTATTTCTTCGAGGTACTTAAATAAATCGCAGTATTTATATGAAGTGAAACAGAACTAGGTTTACCCCTTATGACTAAAGAATCAGAAATTCAAATAGCGTGTAATCAGCTACTAAATATCTTAGCCAATACCTACTATTTCAGACATTTTCATGTTCCAAATGAGGGTAAAAGGTCTATTTATCTTCATGCTAAAATGAAAAAAATGGGTTTGAAATCTGGCTGTCCAGATATAATTGTTGAATATCCTATGGGTAAAATTCTTTATATCGAACTTAAAAACGAAAAGGGTAGATTATCCGATAATCAAAAGTTGTGGGCAGTACAATCTAAAGGACTAGGTACACCTCATTTTGTAGTCAAGGGGGGTCTGACCGAATGTTTAGATCAAGTAAAACAAATCATTGAAACTAACATTCCTATGAGGTGTTGAGGATACTGCCTAACCCTTTAGCCTTTTAGTGGACAAAAGTCGCTGTACTGCCCTAAAATCGCCCTTAAAGGGCATCTTGTTCTTTCTGGTTCTAGTCTTTCTTCTTCTCATAGGTCTTTTCCCTATAAGTTCAGAAATAGTAGATGTAGTTGTTAGACCACTCACTTTTTCTTTTTCTTCATAACTTTCTTTTTCTTTTTAGGTGGTCTACCTACTTTACTTCCATAAGTTCCTTGTCCTTTTGGCATTTCTCTTTCCTTTCTTTGTTTATTTTTTAGTGTCTTTACATGCAGGGAATAAAAATAATTCCCAATCTTATTAAAAAACTTAGCTAATCTTAGCCAATGCCACAACATCATTTTTTTGTATCCGTTTTTTTAATCTTATCAAATGACCTCATTCCACCAATTCCGAGCATACCAAACATTAATGGCATCATAACAGACATATCAGCTTGAGGAATAGTAACACCAAACCCTGCACAAATAGGTGCGACCATGTAATTAATTCCTAGCGATAATCCAGAAATCCAACCTATTAGGGGTCTCCAAGAACTTTGAAACCAATTACCTTTAGCATCTTCTTTAAGAACCTCTATTTGAGCAAGAGCAAGTTCTTGACCATGTTTTTCAGCCATAGTAGCTATTTCATGGGCAAGTTTGTTTTTAGTGTCTTTATCCTCAATAAATTTACCTAATAACTTAGATGCTACTGGTAATAAACTAGCTATCATTTTATTTACCTTTCTCCAGGATTTTACCCCTATAAATCAATGACTTAGATGCTTTTCCTCATCTTTTCTATTAACCTATCCCAACGATTTGTGGTTTGATTATATGCCCTGCTATCTTTCATTTCTACAATAGCAGTTTCAATATCATTATCTTCTAATGCTTTTTTGAATTTCTTAAACTGGTTTAATTTTGGCAACCCTAATTGAAATGACATATGGATTACACATTCTTTAACATTATCGTCTATATTCATATCTTTATAAAAAGTTTCTGCATCTTGTATAGAAACACCTAAATCTAAAACAAATAGTTCTCTTGCTCTTTGTTCTGTTATTGGGTTCATTAGTTCATCTTTTTCATCATCACGAATTAAATGCCCACAGCCGATTGTCCAGAACCCCAAATGGTCTTGATAGGGTTCTAATACCAAATGACCCTCTTCCCTCATTATATCGTCTTTTAATGTCTCTAAATCCATTATTTATCCACCTTATGCTCTTGACCTATCCAAATTCCAAAAATTCCAGTCATTACACCCATAACAACCGATACAAATGCTGATTGTGATGCTGTGGGTGCATCTAACCCCATAAACCATTCTGCACATCTCCACGACATTACAGTACTAGCCAACATCATTAATCTTGGTAATATTTTCCATTTTAAAAAAGTTTCAACATTCATCTTAATAATATCTCATTTAAACCAAAACCCTCTAATAAAATTAGGGTAAAAAATAATAATAAAATTCCACCTGCTATTAGTTTACCAGAAAAATTTGTAGAACCAATCTTTATTGCAACAAATTCATTTCCTAAAATTCTCAAAGATAATTCAAAACTATTTTCATCAAGTTTAACTTTTAATGGTTTTTCATACATTTTTTTTGTATCTAATTTATTTTCTGTCATTTGGCTATACTCCTAAGACTTTCCATTACTTTATCAATATCTGGTTCTTCACCATTAGGATTATAATAACATTTATATTGTTTAGGGCAGTTTCTTTCTATCATCATTTCAAATGTTTTATTGCCACCTTGATATATACACGCTTGTTGACCAGTAATTTGCGACTTAACTATTTTCTTTAATCTACAAGTTGTGTATTTCTTTTCTTGTATTTTCCCCTGCCATATTTTTTGTTGTCTGGTGTAATCTTTACTTTTGTATTCGTATGCAAACGCTCTTACAGTTACAACCAAGACAGCTAACATTAGACCAATACCAATAAGCGTATAACCAACCCATTTCAAAATCTCCATTATTTCTTCTTGTTGTTTTCTAGCTTGAATCCTCGCTTGTTTTTGTGCTTCTTTAGCTTCATTAATTCTATTCGCTCTTTCAGCAATTATTTCTTCCCAAGCATTCGCACCAAATCTCATACAAATTATGAATTTTAATTCTTGTCGTTTTTCTTCTAATAATTTTCTATTAATATAGTCATCTGCTGACTTTTCTACTGAACCAAACTGTTCAGCAATGGACATGCCTTTTCCCTGCTTTTTATTCATTTGTTCTTCACCTAGAAAGAACCCATCAATTTGTTTGGCTATGCCTGATATATCTTGAACTGTATTGATATTGCTTTTAATAAACTCTACTGATTTCTGTACTAGAGCAATACCAGTTAGAATTTCTGCAACAACCATTCTACCTCACTAATAAACCTATAAGAAGTAACACTATCGCTGATATAGAAGAAATCATATAAACTTCTATTCTTTTAATTCTCAAAATACTTTCTTTGAATCTTTCTTCAGATACAGCTATGTGTTTTTCTAAAGTAACATGAATTTCTTGTAATGATGGTTTAGCCATTTACACCTCGTCTGGGTAATTATATATAGGTGCTTTCCCACTAGGCTCACCATCTCTATTAGTAGGAACATCAAATAACTTTTTAAAATCAGCTAATTTAGAACAAGCATTTATTTTATCTTCTATAGTTTTACTGGCAGTTCTAACATCTGTTCTGTATTTGCTTATATCATATGGAATAGCTGTATCTGCTTCTGCTTTTCTTGTTACATACCAATCACTAGATGAAAGTAAACCATTAGCAGTTGTTTTAGTTTGTGCAATCCAATTTGATTTAAGACCTAACTGAACAATTTGTTTTCCAGTAATAGGATCGTTGACTGCTTTGCCATCTTCATCAACTACATTCTCATCTGCTAGTTTTCTCTCAATACCTTTTGCCCAATAAAATCTATTGTCATAACTTGTATCAACATCAGCTTCTATAGATACACCCCACTTTTTTAAATCATCACTTGACCATGAAGATGACCAGTTATAAGGGTGCTTAAACCCATCATCATCTTGCCAAGCCTTACCAACTTTGAGGTATCGTTCTTTATATTTATAAGCCATTATATTCTCCTATCTTGCATTAGCATATTTAAAAGGGTTTTCAGCAAATGCCATATAGATGTATGTATGACCACTGCCATTTACTTGTGTACCACTAGTTCTTGGAGCAAACCCATTTGAATAAAAATCTAAAAAGTTTCCACTATATCCAGTTTCAACAGCAGGGTCATTTGCTTGCAATGCTCTTAATGCTTCGTTAAAAGGGTCTCGAGTTGAATCTAATATCCACCAACTACCACTACCAGTACCAGTTGTTTTCAGCATAACGAATGAGGGTCGGAAACCTAAATGAACATACGTTCCTGCCGTTCCTGATGTTGCTCCATTGCCTATATATTTGCCAAAACGACTATAACCCTCTACCTCTGCGAAACAATAGGCAACCATAGCATCACTAGCACCATTAACCCCATTAGAATCCACATTTGCTTGATAAGTAGAATAAGTTGTATCGCCTACAGTTTTTATATATCCATTGGAGTGAGCAGATGGAGCAAATGAATAAAGGTCTGAAGATAAGTAAAATGCATAAGTTGACTGCAAATCTTTATGCCAAACTCGCCAATGAACAGAATCATCTCTATTTTTAGTAATAATCATAGCAGGTGTTTTCGCTACACCATCAACTTGTACTCCATGACCAATAGTAGCATCATTTGTATTATTACCAGTAAAAGTTACAATGCTAAACCCTGCATCTGTGTTTGTATTACTTACTGATAAAATAGAACCATCAAAGTTAGTTTGTCCAAATGTTGCATTAGTACGAACCTCTGCTCCCATTCCAGAATGGTTTTGGCAATAATAATAAAGGTTTGCAACTCCACTCGCTACAGTAATTGTAGTTGTGTAAGCAGAATCATTTTTTACAACACCAGTTGTATATTCAGAACCTGCACTTGTTCCACTACTATGTGTTCCATCATTTGTTAATGAAAATCTTAAAGGGTGAGATTGTGCAGAACTATCAGACCAATCAAAAGTGTATGTACCACCCTCTTGCAAATCTAAATCTACACCATTTGTACCAAATCCAGTTGAACCATCACTTTTAAAAAATTGATATTTATTAGAGCCAGTACCATGACCAAAATCGGTGCTATCAGAAACCACTTTAACCTTATAAGTTTTTGTTGGTGCTGTACCATTTGCTTTCCAATTCCAAGCTACAAAAGTTTCTGTGTTGTCATTTACATTTGAGTCTGTTCCTAAAGTAAATCCAGTTGATGTAAATGCCTTTAGAGATGTTGCTGAATCTGATTCATCATTAGTCAAATTACTAAATAATCTTTTTGTTGCACCTCTATTTGAATCAAATAAAACGTGTTCTTGAGCTGATAACCTTTTTTTAATCCAAGTCCAATCTGGTTGAAAGTCTACAGCAATAGCAGTATTATCTGTCGCATTACCAGTATAAAGAACTGTATTAAAATGGTCATCTGCTTGTGTATCAGCATTAGGACTTATGGTTGTTTCTGGAAGATTTGCTGAACATAATGCTAGAAAGCCTGATGGTATATATTGAAAATCACCTATGCCATTTGCATCTGCATTTCCTCCTGCTGATATTGCTCCACCAAATGTAGAATCTTGTCCAAAGTTAGCAACATGAACATCTGTGCTTGTTCCATTTGCCATATACCATTGTAGGTTTTGTGCTTCATCATCTGTAAAAGTAAATGTTGGGTTTGCACCAGTTGCAGGATTGCCACCACTTAAATTTCCAGAATATAACCAAGCATTGTTTCTTCCAATAAATCCTTTATTATTATCTATATCTAATGCTAATTGTAAAATATCCCCTGCTTGCATAGTTACATTTATAGCACCACCAACTTGTGAAGTTTCATCATTAATAGCTATATATGGAATACCACCATTTAATACTGCATATCCATAAAAGATAGCACCCCATTTATTTGCTACGTTTCCTTGAGCAATATTTGATGAATAAGTTGTAGCTTGTAACCAACCCCAATCTATTTCACCATTTGTGCTACCAATAGTTTTAACTCTAAATTCACAATACCACTTACCACTAGTAGGTCTAAAGGTATTTCCCATATAGGAATTTGTAGGTAAAGAAACTTCAAGATTTCCATTTGATAATGTGGCAGTGCCTGCAAGACTACTAGATTGTTCGCCACCAGTAAATAATGCATTCCAAGTTGAGAAATTATTCTCAGGACTATCAGGCATATTACAATCAGATGCGACTATACCACTAGATGTAAAATGATGTGTGTTGCCACTTGTATCTGCACCTATTGTTGATGCTGATGCAGTTCCCGTTCCAGTTTGTTCAAATTGTAATCTAAAACCATTAGTTCCATATGAGCCAGTATATTTTATTGGAATCCAAACACCATTTTTAGTTTCACCAAAACTAGATGGAGTTAATTGTGCATCATTGACAAAGTTTACTTCTGCTAAATATCCATCTGTATAATTAGTTAAATTTGCATACTTACCAATCTGATGAAGAACTGCTGTGTTTACATGAAGTAAATCAGAGTTTTGTGCTATAACACCATAACTAGCATCTGTGGTTCTTAATTCTGTTCCATTAAGATACAATCTTACTCTATTTGAATCATTATAAGTATCACTTGAATCAGCAACTTCTGTATCTACTGCAAACATTATATGATACCAAGCTGATGTGTCTCTTAATCTAGCAGAATATGACCTACCAAGTTGGTTTCCACTATTAGTTAAATGATACCAACGTATAATATCACTAGCACCATCAAGGTAAAATATAGTAGAATTTACACTTGAAGTTCCTGCTGACAAAAATATTTGATTAACACCAGTAGTTATATTTCCTCTTTTAAACCACCCACTCCAAGTAAATTTTCTTCTGTTTCCAGTATCACTAGGAGTTCTACTTAAATAAGCACCACTACCATCATCTAGTCTCAATGACTGTGTAGCAACACCATTATAGAAACTCGGACTTGCACCAAACCATAATTCTGAACTTACCATTTATTTTACCCAAAGTTTAATTGTGGACTTCCTAACAAAATTGAATTTGATGCCTTAATAAAATATGGCACAATGTCATACTGGGAACTTGTACCAGATAAACCTAAACTATTTACACCGCCTGCACCTACTGTTTCATAATCTGTTGATAATGTAACTGTACCAGTTCCAGATGAGGGTTGTATAAATACAATTATACCACTTTGACCGATATTTGAATCTTCTGTACTTGGGGTTGCTAAAGTATTTGAGCCACTTGATAAAGTTACAAAAAAGTTTTGGTCTGTATCAAAATTTAAAGTCAATCCAGATGATGTATCAATAGCAGGAACACAAGCAGTTCCTAAAACAATTCTTCCAGTTCCATTAGGAGTTAAAGCAATATCCCCATTAGCACCATCAGCAATAGTAATATTGCCAGAATTTGTTCCTGCATTTGTGTTTAAAATTAAATCACCAGTTCCATTCGTTGTGATGGTAGCATTTGCATTGCTATCACCAACTTGCACTGTATCTGCTTGTAATGTTACATCACCAGTTCCATTAGGAACTAAATCAATGTTAGCATTTGATGTTGAAACTATATCATTGCCATTAACATCTAAAGAACCACCTAATTGTGGACTTGTATCACCTAGAACGTCTGTTGCTGAATCCGATACGTTTACAGTATTTGCAGATGTGTTAAATGTTGCAAATGTAATATCGTCTGAACCATCATAAAACTTTAAAATGGGTGCTGATGCACTTGAAGTATCTAGCCAAAATGTACCAGATACAGCACTTGCAGGTCTTGAACTCCCAGAATTTGTTGTGTTTATTGACTCTAAAACATCATTCAAATCACTTCTAAATGATGGAAAAGATTGGTTTGCAATAGTATAATCTGTTGATTGTGCCATAATTATTTATACTCCTTTTAAAATCCCTTTGCAATAAAATCGAAAGTTTTAGAAACTCCAGAATTAGAACTATTTAAAAAGGCAACATCAAAACCATTTATTGTTTTATTTGAAACTGTAAAATAATCTCCAGTTGCCATTGATTGCCCAGTTATTCCTAAAGCATAATTACCACTTTTGAATGGATTTGTAAACGTAACAGATTTAGTTGTTGTTCCAGAAACTATATCATTACCACTAAATATTCTATCTTGCATATCTACTGTAACAGTTACTGCCGATACAACTGGGGTACTAGCCAAATCTCTTGAAGTTAAAACAACCTTAAATTTTAAATATCTAGCTTCGTATTCTCCAATAACAAAATTTCTAAAATTTGTGTATGTACTATTATCATCACTTGTAGCAATTTCTAAATGAGCATTACAGTTTGCAGGGGTATCACCATCAAAGTTAGAACTAGCATCATCAAAATTTCCACTTTTATTATCAAATAAATCATCTGGATTATCTGAACTTTGTGTTATTGATGCTGTAACTCTTGCAGTATGTTTAGCACCAATATCAATTACATTTGCAAATTCATAGTTACCAGTAGATAAAAAATCTGCATTACTTGCACCAGAATCAAAGAACCTAGTTGTATTTGTATCAAAATTCCCACTTGCTGAATCAAATAATTCTGAACTATCTAATTCTAAAGCACCATCTAATAATACAACATTTGTTTTTGTTCCACTAAATGTAGGGTGTTCTGCTTGGGTTGTTATTGCATTAAAGTTTAAAACTCCACTAACATTAGAAATTATTGCAGTAGCATTTGAACTAAAGTTTCCTAACTTATCCACAGCTTTAATAAGATATGTTCCTTTTCTTGATGGTACTGATATTGAAGTTGCAGGTCTTGATATTTTTTCAACTAAAGCAACCGAGTTTTGCCAATCGGCTGTTCCATCTAATTCTTCTGAAAATCTAAGATTATAATAGGCTAAGTCTAAATCTGTTACAGCTTCCCAAGATAAATGTGCTTCTTGACCAGAAACATTACATGAAAAATCTGTTACATCTGATGGTGGTGCGATTGCTCCAACTATGGTTCTTTGTGCTGACACATAAGTTGAAGAAACACCTGCTGTATTGACTGCTTTAACTCTTACGTCATAGATTGATTGGTCAACAACATTTAAAACCCTATGATTAAGACCAGAACCTTGTGCATAAATAATAAAATCAGATTCAGAACTTAATTTATATTCTACCTGATAAAAATCGATAAATTTATCTGGACTTGCACCAACTAAAACATCTAATGCAACAATAACAGTTCCATCATTATATTGAATTAATTGGTCTGATAAAGTTACACTTGCAGGGGGTTGAACTGTAAATGGATTAGGCAAAGTTGTATTTGGTATTGTGGCAACCTCTTGTTGTGTTCCAAATGTATAAAA